AGAAGCAACCTGTCGAAGAACATAAGCAACCTGTCGAAGAACAGAAGCAACCTGTCGAAGAACAACAAGTGAACCTCATGGATATGAAGGTAGAAACTGAATCGGATGCGCTCAATCTCATGGCTGGATTTCTTCAAATCGCCCAACGCCGCGGCGCGTATTCCCTCGCGGAGGCTGCGAAAATCATGGAGGCGATCAACAAGTTTGAAAAGACGACCCCTTAACTTCCTACATGTATAGCTTGAATTCTATGATATAACGTAATAATCCAAACGGCACTTGTTTCAACGCGTCGCGAAGTCGTTTTTTCGCAAATCTCTTCACGACGTACACACGTTTCACGTGTTCCCTTATGTCCTTATGTTCAACAAATCCTTTCACAAAATATTCGTGTGCATTTTCCACGGACATTTTCTTTTCCTTGTTGATTCGCTTATCTTTTAAAAACTCCTTCGTAAAAGAGTATGGATCAAATTCTAACGACCCTTTAAATTTGTCCAGCATGTCCATGTGTTTGATGTAAAATTCTGCTACTTTTGTTTTCGTCAAGAGACTCAAATCATATTCTTTTTGTAAAATATAAGATATAGCACCTGGATATTTGCTCAAGAATAACATGTGATCGAATGAACCCATTTTATGACCATCGTTCGTCGTGTAGTGGTCTGTCCATTCGCTTTGAGGAATGTGCTTTATGCGTGAATATTCCGACGCAGCATAGATCCATTTTGAGAACATTATGGGACGTTTACACGTTAAAAAGTGCCCTCGTGCTTCTACCATCGAAAGCACTCGCGTGTCATCGTATGACGCCCTATATTCTTTCACCATGTCTATGGTTATGTCGGGAATGTGCATGTTGAACCAATACCCGTACTTGATGTAATACACGACTGCTTTTTCTTCTTCTGTCATTTGCGTATCTCCGTATTTAATGTTTATCGAATCATGATACACGGCGTAATAGAGTTTCCAGTCGAATTGTGTTTGGCGAAAACGTTTGAATTTGAAATAGAGGTCTTTCAGAATGTTATTACATAACGCCCCTCTATCGTATATCTTAAATTTTTTTCCTTCGTGTACGAACACGACTGTGTATGGTAATTTTGTTCTGTACTTACTCTTCACAGTAGCTGATCCGTATATGACATCTACATTATTTGCTAGAAAAGAGTAGGTATCCCATCCCATATAATTAATTACATAAAGTTTTATAATCATAAGGAGACATGGAGCACCTGTCGAAGTTTATTCATGCGAAACATCCAGAAAAATTACACAGACAAAACATTCTTGTTCCATTATCACAACATTTGAACATAGAACACAAAAAGTACAGGAATAGATCCCTGTTGTGCGATGCTATGATGAAGCAAATGACGTATAATACAACAGACCCCGTGACATTGGAACCGATTTCGCACATACCAATAGATGATAGGGTTGCGTGGTGGCAAAATAATAGAAGATACGTCGCTAGAAAAACAAGCATCAAAATGCTGCTGGACGCCGGACACGAGATTAATCCTTGGGTGACCGATCTCGCATCGGGAATACAAAACGCTGAAAACCCAGAGCTATACGATGCCTTATACAACATGACACGTGTCAAGAGTCTCATGGCAGATGTCCACGACATACAAACGTGTCAAGATGAGGTGGATGATGTCCCTGAGCACACGAAAACATTTTTTAAATTCGAAAATTTATGCGAAGATCTATACACCGTGAAGTTGACCACTGTTCTTCAGACATCTGATTCGAGATTTGGACTCAAGATATTTTTATCTGGGATTGATTATGCGTGCGCTCAGTACTATGAGTACGGTGATGAAGTTCTGATTGAACTTCTTGAGTACATGAAATATTACGCTCGGGCTCATATACAAGAATGGATATCGCATTCAAATATATTACCTGGGGTATTTGCGTTTTTCGATTACGTATCATCGGTAGAACCAGAAAGATCGAACGATATCACACGAACGATCATCATGTGTATGAACGATATAATACGTTAAAACAATAATGGTCTCCCGAAAGATATACCGTACCATCCGGGATCGACGTTGGTGTCTCTGTACATGTACAACACACCTCCTTTCAGTCTGATATCCCCTTCTGTACCTGGGGTGTCACAAGACAAGTCGCGTGTTTCTTCAATATGAAGACAATCATGAACGTTTACAATCTTCTTCTTGAAATCACCAGATAAAATCGTTTGATTCGTATTCGCCACTTGAAAGCGATTTTCAATTGTTTCTTTCGTCCTTGATCCTATATACACACTAGATGGATCATAGACGTTTTTATGCATGGGAGGATATTTCATATCTTGATTTATTTCGTATATCCCTGCCTGATGTAATCTATTTACAAGTTCGCTTCGACTACCGTCTGTTTCCATTCCCATCATAGCTAATTCTTCTTTGAGTCGAGATGCTGGAAGCTCAATGGTTTTCCTCATGAGTTATTTACTATGTACAATTTTAATTCATTTTTATTGCGAGTGGATTATCCTGAAGGACGACATTCGCTACACTGAAGAAATCTCTAGGGTTTTCCACTGGAATTTTGAGTTCGTGTTCAATGCGCCCGAGCATGTTTTTCTGTGTAGTGACGATACCCACCTTAGGGACATTGACCCTAGATCCGACATTATTATCCCCTTTAAATTCGACATTCATATTTGCGGGATCTATAGATGCATGTGTACCCTTCGCTCCAGGTGTGTATCCTCTCACCGTATCTTCCTTCATCGTGTATTGCTCTTGACGCCCTCGTGTGTCCATTTGCTCGCTCGTAAAGTACTTCGATGGCCCGATGTATGCGTGACTTGTAGATTCTCTTTGTGTATCATTCGCTGTGTATTGTCTGTTTTCGCTTGATCGTTCGTACCCATGTGCGACACCTTGATAGGACACAGACGTATCACCCCTATGCGTCGCCTGTGCGACATCTGCGTTGTTCGAATACGTCGTGTATTGATTCCCCGTAGAATTAAGCACGTGTGTACCGTTTGTAGTGCTTCTGGTCGTGGGGTCTATGGGAGTATCATCTCGGGTATACGTACCATCCACAGTACCCCTTACGTTGAGAGGCTGACTTCCACAATCTTCTCTATCGGTTTCACTCACTATATATGAATTGACAACATTTGATGGTTTGAATGCGTTTCCAGTGAGATTACCATCTCTTCCACCGATCGTCGTGTCTTTGTCTCTCGATGTTGGCGCGGATGTCGTATTTGTAGTATTTTGGTATGCCCCCCCAAAATACACCTCATGTATCGTATCTGTCATAGGGCGATGATCAGCGATTGGGCGCTTCGTAGCCCCCTGTGTATCGAATTTTTGTTGTTCCATTGGCCTATCTTCCATAGTGTAATGCCTCGCTATCTTAGGCGCATCCACTACAGGAAGTTGTTCCCTTGCCGCGATCATTTGTCTTCCGGGAACGATACGCTGTGGTAACGTATTTTTCCTGTATCCGTCTACGTTTTTGGGTTTGATTCTGACGTATTGATGAAAACCCCCTTTTGAATCGGCATCTGTATTCAAACCGGGACCGACACGCTTTTGTTCAAATGGTAAAACGTTGTGCATTTTTAGAGCAGGTTGATATCTATCCTTTAGATCAACGTTCGGAGCACCGTGTACGTGGACAAGGTTTTTTAAAGGTGCGAATATATTATTTGGTTCAGGGCGACAGTTACGACTCGCGTGTTCGAGCATGTTAGAACCAGTGTGGATGCTTAGCTTATTATGACTCATCGGTAATCCAGGAGCTTGTGTTCCTGAAAAATGGTGTTGCATGTTGGTATGACCTTCACTCCCATCTTGAAATTTTGGTTCTTCTTTTTGTGGTTCTTCAGGTGGCTTCTTTTTCTTCCTTGAGGATAGTTCGTACCCCGCGAGAGACAATAGACCGATTGCGGCTATATCCATTTACTTATTACCAATATTACATTTTACGGCATACTCGTCTTTCGCGTTGTTACGCGTATGGAACCCACCACGTTGATGTTCTGTGAATACGGCGTATTTTTGGTGATCAACGAGTGGAAATTCATATCTGGATGTCTCTTGTTGTGTGATGCTGCTTACGGCTCTTCGCGTGCGAGATTCTCTCCCTTCGATTTGCATAGCATTTCTGTTCGCGGATGGAGGGGTTGGAACTTCTACCAATGGTACGGGTGGGACATCGAATTTGTGTAGTTTTGTATCTAACCCCCTAAGAACGGACTCTACGTCTATGGTAGTATCGGATAAACGAAACAAGTTGGTTGTTTGATAGCCTCCAAGTCGTTTCGGTTGTTCAGAAAGAACGGAATCGTTCTTTAGAGCAGTATTCATATTATAACTTAATAACAAAAAATTTAACAGTTCATATTTTGAGCACTTTGATTACGTTGATCGACGCGAGTAGATCGACCCCGTACTTCGTTATCGACGGCGTTCGTGAACGTGTGTACGTCATCCACGAATTGAAAGGAACGTTCCGTTAAGATCTTCTCCACCGCATTCATCCTTTGATGATCCGAAAAGCGAAGCGCAGACTCAGTGTCGACGTCGTTCGCGACGCGTGAAAGTTTCAAGGGGGCCGTTCCAAAAAGCTCGCATTGATCCCTATCGTTTGAGTTTAGCCTCGTGGGTCGCATGCGTAGCAACGAGTTATCATCGATACTTTCAGGATGAGCAAATTTGTACCCTCTGTCTCCGCGAACACCTTCGGTCATGTATCGTAATGGTCGCGTTTGAGTAATGGTTTGGTGATTCATATAAGAGGCATCATTTATCCCCCTTGTCTGCTTGTACATTACTATTATACATTAATTATTTTTGCTTCTTGTTCCGATTGATGTCTCCGTATACGAAATGCGCAAACGAATCTACTCCATCTACGTATTCAGGAACAGGTGCGTCGGAGTGTGATACTTCTTCTTGTGGAAGTTCATCATCCGGTGTTGGTTCAATTACAGGGGCTTCATCTACGGGCGTTGGTTCAGCATTTCGCGCACGAAGCGCGATAGCAACACTCAGGAGAATTCCCGCGATGAACAATCGAGGTGATTTTCTGTGTACGGCTAAGATACACGTAGACATGAGCACAAACCTAGATATCGCATTCACTTTTTCGGTATATGTGTCGTCTGGACACGGCCATATATCGAATTTAAAGAGTTCATGTATGTCGTCTATCCAAAGAGTCATTATAATACATAAATGTTAATTTTTAGGAATATACGGAGTAAATTCTATATTCTCTCCGCAATAGTTCACGTTGTTCACATGAAATGGTTGATACACGTACAGATTGTGCGAAATAGCTATTTCCAATAAATAGGAAAAGTTATTCCAAAATGCGTCGTCATGTGCGTATTCATCGGACATGATATGAGAAAGCTCGTGTAAATACACGAATATCATCGTGTTTTCGTCTGTATATTCTCCTTCGTGTTTCGTGCATATACCAATTAATTTCCCCTTGTCTACCGAATATGCGGCGAGATGATCGAATTCATAGCTTTTTTCTTGGATACGACACACCCCATCTGGACATTCAAAACGATCTAATAACTTCTTACACCCAGGATGTGATGCATATTTCATATTTTTTCGAAGTATTTTTTGTAATTGTATCGTGATTTCAGAAAGTAGTTTTAGTCTTCGGAGAGATTCAGCGTCTGTTGGATCTCGCACCTTATAACCATCTATTTCGTGCATATATTCAGATTTGACGTCACGAAAATGCTTGACGAGTATTACAAAAATGAGCACGTACACGAGTATCATTATTATATCACTTCTTTTCCTTTTTGGTTTGTTTCATCATATTTTCAAAATCGCTCCCTTTCATCATATTTTGCACACTCGACATTATTTTTCCAAAATCTAGGTCCTCAGTCCCCTTCATGTCATCCGCCAATTTTGCGGCCATTTTTTCGATGTTGTTGAGCATTTTAGGAGGAATGGCACTTACGGTATTCGTGAGCATGAACATCGTCGATAGATATTGCCAGATGACATCCTTATTTTCTTGGGTGGCTTGTGGCCATACGATATCCAATCCGATATCTTTAATCAGCTTACAATCGGATGTGAAAAGTGCTTCGTTACGTTCGTTGATGTGCGATGTAAAATCAGATGGTTCGCGAAGGCGTTTCATGAAACGTTTCATATGATTCCCTTTGTATTTAAAAGAATCAAGCTTCTCGTGCTTAATTTTATCGACATTGGGGTATTCTTTCATCAATTCGTTAAGAAAATCCTTGTACATATTTTTGAAGGAATCTGCACTCGAGGTCATTATAATACCAACATAAATATTCTTTATACATTATTCGCATTTTTGATGTTGTGGTACACTCGATTGTAATTTTTTGTCTCGACATGTTTCTTCCAAGCGCTGTCGAGATCGACTTGAAACCTATCGGCGAGCTGAAAGAGATAGCTCATGACATCCATGATCTCTCCTTCGATATACACCTTCTTTTTGTCTGTGAAATTATTCGTCGTCCGTCGAATTGCACTGGCCAACTCTCCAACTTCTTCTGTGATGAGCATCCATAGCAAGGGGATACTCACATTCTCCCATCCTTTTTGAAAGCAGATCTTCAGCGTTTCATCCTTAAAATGATTAAGACTCATTGTCTACGTATATATATGTTTAAAACTTTATATAATAAACTTTAATATACCATGTTCGAACTTTCAGAATATAATCCATATGTGACGAAATCGGCGAATCAATTAGTCGTCGCACCGGAGCATCTAGAAAAGGCGACACAACTACAAAAAATGAGTTTTTATGCGAAATTTTTTGCCGGTGTTGATTTATTCATGTCGATTCTCTATGTGACGCTCGGCGCCTACCCCGCCATGTTATTGGGCTTCTTTTCGTTCATAGGATATTATGGAGCGAGTCGATTCAAACGATCTTATATTCTCGTGTACAACGTGTATCAGACATGTGTCATCATCGCAAAAATGCTCCTCTTTGGCCTCTTACCCCTATCATTGGACATCGTAGAAAGCTTGTTTCAAGTATCGATACTACTGATCAACGTCCTCGTGTACGTATTTTTCATGCGTTTCTATTTCATGATTCCACCTCCTCTGTTCGCAATACAGGTTTCAGATATTTGATGGCTATGGTGATGAAAAATGGAATGGTTTTGAAATCATACGGATTTCCGTCCGAGCGTATGAATTGAATCGTCAATTTATTCAACCTCGACATCGGACCGAAATCTCTTGGATTTCTCAAAACTAAATCAGTTACGTTACCCTTCGTGGATGTCACGTATAAATCAGAAACATCGTCAAAATAGTATCTGTACAATTTATTGTAACCGGCGTTGTACCTTTTCAATTCGTTTTGTATTTCAACACACACCAGATCTACGTATCGTTCTCCTGATAAGTTGATGATATTTTCACTTTCTATGACCTGTGTGTCAATCGTGTATACAAACGATTCAACGAACGTTTTATCGTTATACAAATCCCCATACCTGTCGTCGTAAAATTCTGGATCAGTGGTCAATAAGGTGCTAATATCATAATACGGATCGCCATTCTCATCAGTTTTTTGCACATTAGTTGTCATTTTCACGAATATGTTGAAAAAAGATGGCTTGAATGGTA